GGGCAGGAATATTGTTTCATAGCGTTCGTTGATCCATTCCAAGGGAAAGGTGTGGTGTCGTCCTGATGTTACCCAGTCTGGAATTTTATTGCCCATGTCGAGTTTACGACCTACGGCAGTTTCATTCAATGGACACCAACCATAGTAAAAGATGGCCAGGGCATCGGTGTTGTGATTGGTGAAATGTCGACCCATGCCAGGATACTGTATGGTCTGACGATGTATGCTGCGAGCCTGTCGTTGATTAAAGCAGGCACCGCCCTGATCCCAGTAGGCAAATCCAGCCTGCCGTTGCGCATATAGAGGTTGATCATAGGTCAGGTCATCGCTGAGATGCTGATCCACAAAGAACATGGCCGGCACCAAAAATTGATCCTGAGTAGCCTGATCCAGCACACCATAGTCGCCGATGAGATGTTCCGTGACATTTAAGCAGATGCGCCAACCTTCGATGTTGCGTTCAATGTCCATGACTTCCTGATCCACTGGACCAGGATCGAACCATTCGTTGCGACTATCCACGATGTCCCAGTTCGGACAAATCTCTCGTATGATGTCGCGACTGCGATCTGTGCTATTATAGTCAATCATTATGCCATGATCAAATACCTGCTGGTGGTGTTTTAAGAACCACGGCAGCAGGTATTCTTCATTGTAAAAGTGACTTATCAAAGTTTTTTTCATAATATCCTAGGTATGACTTTTTTCGTATTCAATGCGAGCAATTATATATTCCTTGACAATGTCACTGCGCACAATGTCATCAACTTCAAACTCTACTGTGCGGAAACTCGGCATGCGATCTGCTATGGCCATGAATTTATGCAAGCCGCTCATGTCGCCTTTCTTGCAGAGATCGGTCTGTCGAAAGTCTCCGCAGAAGATGATGCGACTATTGTCTCCCACGCGAGTCATGATGCTGTTCAGTTCCATGTCGGTCATGTTCTGACATTCATCTACAATGATGATGGAGTTGTCCAGAGTAATGCCTCGCACAAAACTGGTGATCATGAACTTGATGGCCTTTTGCTCTTCCAATCTTTGAAAGGCATCATGTCTATTATTAAATAAACGACTGCAGATGTCAATATATGGCGCAGTAAAAACATCGGTTTTTTCTCGTTCATCGCCCGGTAAATGTCCGATGTCGCGACTAGCCACTGCACTGCGCACAATGATTACCTGTTCGAAATTATTGCTTCTATCCAGAGCCTCCTCCAAAGCTCGATACAATGCTATGAATGTCTTGCCAGTACCAGCCACACCATGCAGCAGAATGCACTGCGTATCTTGACGATATAACTCGAAAAAATATTCCTGATTACGAGTCAAGGCATCGACTGTGAGCATTTCATTTAACGTAATCTTGAGTTTTTGGTGACCAACTGATTTAATTTTAACCTGCGGTTCTCTGTCAACCAACAGCGCTGCAGTAGAGGATTTTTTGGCCATGTGTGCCCTTTGAGGTTTAGTTGATGGAACATGACAAAGAAAAGGGGGACAGAATTCCTGTCCCCCTTGGTTGCTCATCAAAAGATGCCTTCATTAGAACTTATTGTTTAGGTTGGATCTAGGATTATTGTGATGAATCTTCTGCAAGACTTCTTTGAAGCCATTGTCAATTTTACGTATCCCGAGTCTAACCGCATCTCCAACCGAGGGAGCACCGATGCTTTGCATAACCGTACCAGTGGCAGCACACTGCGCACATGGTTCCTCGGTAGGTAGGTGTCGATTCCCGATTGATAGAAATTTTTCAAAACTGTGGTTGCATGATGAACATGCATAGTCATAGGTTGGCATATGATATTATGTATATGATTCGGATTTTTGAACGAGCTGATCCCGCGCTAGATTCTTGCCTTTGCTTTCGCATTGAATGTCGAAGTCCGGAGAAAAACTCAGCGCCCAGTCGTTGACTGCGGTGTTCCAGTAATAGTCGCTGTGCGCTCGCAGCTTACCACGAGCGAGCCCCGAGGCCAGCAGATTATCGAGGTTGGGTCGGACAGCGGGATCGTGCCCCACCAGGACGTCTTCTCTAGATATGGAATAGTGCATAGCAGGGCGAACGCCACGCCAGCTGTCTTTAATACGTGCAACGCGTTCATCATCTGGTTCAAGGTATTCTCCAGTGCGTACCCAATGGTGGTGAATGTCTAGCACCAGCGCGCAGTGGTCAACGAGCTTGAGGCTTTCATCAACTCCGTGCTTGGTTTCGTCGTTTTCAATGGTGATGCAGTTTCGTGCTTCGGGGCTGAGACGCTGGAGGCTGTCGATGATACCTTCGGCACCGCGCCGACCCGCAATGTGGACATTGATTTTAAAGTCCTGGAACGCAGAGCCGTAGCCCATCCATCTTGCCATGTCTGCATGATATTCAAACTCCTCGATTGATCGTTCTACGATGCTGTCGTGGTGACTAGCCAGTACACAGAACTGACCAGGATGAAAAGACAATCTGACGCCCAACTGCCGAGCCAGATTGCCAACGGGAGCAAAATTACGTTCGCAATAATCGCGCACATCAGTACGCTTCCAATAATAACTCCAAGTAGGCTCGGTATAGACAGGAAGAATATCGCTGCCCAACCTAACCATGTGTCGGCCTTCATCTAATGCCCCCACTTTCTCTATCAATAGTTTGATGCTCTGGATATTATGAACCATGAGATCCCAGAGGCGTTGTTCGGCAACTTCACGTGTCTGACGATTAAGCCAGGCCACAGTGGTGGTGCGAGTATTCCAGCTGCGAGCCGGATCATCTTTATGGAAGCCTTCGATTTGGTGGTGGTGGTCAATCCACTTGCAGCAAAACCCGATGCGTGATGTCATGATGTAATTATAATATAAGTTGTCGACATTGTCAAGTTTTTTGCACACTCTCTACATTGGCTAGAATGCGTTTGATGGTGTTTTTAGATGTGGTGGAAAATATGGTGCTCAATCTTCCCAGCATCAAACACTGCCACACTGTCTGTGCATCCAAATAGGGAAGATCTTCTTCATTGATGCGATACGGCTGTCGAGAATATACATTGATGCTGGCCAAAGTAACATCTACTTCTTCTTTGGTGTACAACGGTATCATCAACCCAAGTTGTGGTGGAGGACGATCAGGAAATTGCAGTATGGTGGCAGACATGCCACTATTTATCTTCCTCGGCTTTTTTCTCGGGCAGTAATTCCACCACACTGCCTTTTTCATTGATCTTGGCATCCACCACATCAATGGCAGATTTAAAATCGTAGATGACGTCTTTGACGGAACGAGTAGAGTCTTTGCTCAGCAGCTCGTTGAGAAAGATTTTGCAGGCCAGCACCAGAACTTCAAGCTGATACTGTGCCCAGATTTCGCTGCCAGGCGCGTAGACTTCGGCCACTGGTGCCACACTAGATTTGTCGGGACGTATAAGTTTTTTTGGTTTATTCATTGCAGTTTATCCATCAGAGGTTTATTCATCATGTCTGTGCCAATCCTATGTATAGCGGACGATCTTCTAAAACGACCTCAACCAGGTTGCGAGTAATGGGCCATTCTGCATCATAGGTAAACTCTGGACTCCAGTTGTCAATCCAGGTCATGACTTCGCGCAAGGCATATTCCAATTGTTGTTCACGTGTTTTCATTTTATGTCCTTGATGACATCGGCAGTGGATTTATCTTCGCGGAACTCAATAAAGACCGGGAGGAATAAACTTGCTGTACTTGAAGTCTTGTCCTGGATTCGGGCGTTATATTTGATGGTGACGATTCGCCCGACGGTGTTACCAGCAGTAAGTACCATGCGATCATTATCGCTAAAGCCCGTACCCACATTGACCTGGAGACCACCACAATCAGACTCAAGCACAAGAGCACCCAGACGACCAGCATTTTTACCTGTCCCTTCTTCCCAGTTCACGACACGAAGATCGCATTCTAGCTCGCCTTTGAATTTAATCAGATGCTTGCTGCGTTTATTTTCCCACACACCATCCAGAGTCTTGAGTATGATGCCTTCCTGTCCGGCAGCCAACAACTCTTCGAACATGCGACGCGCTTCCTGCACATTCATGACCTTCTTGGTCTCCACCAGAGTCACCAGATGGCTTAGTTGACGTGCATCTCGATGCAGTGCGTCGATGCAGTCATAGAGTCGGGTAAGACGATCATTGTAGGCCACGGCTTCCCGACCAGCTTCAAATCTAGACACGGTGATGGCATCCCACACTGTGGCACGAACCTGCAGAGCCTCGGCCGCCTTCATGGTGCCTTTGACTGCCTTGTTCAGGATACCATTGCCAGTCTTGCGATCCAGCATCTTGCCGGCCGCATCCACCACCATGAGCTCGCCATCGAACACCATGTCTATGCCATACCATTCTGCCATGCGGCGAAATGGAATCTCAAAGTTCGGATTTGGTATGTTGATCTCCTTGCCATTGCGACTGCGAAACTCTACCCGGTTACCCTTGACTATGGCATTGAAGCGCATGCCATCCATCTTGACCTGAGCCACGGCTGGCCACTGAATGCGGTCCACCAGTTTCTGATCATAGGCTGAAGCCAGCATGCAGGGATAGTCAGGAATCAAACCAGGCCAGATTTTGTTGACTGTGGCATCGCTGACGCCGCAACGCAGATCCTTGGCAATGATGCGTTCAATGACCACAGCGTCTGCAGGACAGACACTGCTCAGTATGATGTTCAGATGGTCAATGCCGGCATTGCCGGTGAGTGTACGGTTGCTGAGCAGGCCCAGACGATTCATTGCCGTGTCCAAGGTGTCCTGCTTCTTGGGGTTGAGATTCAAGGTATAGTCTGGAATCTTGCGGATATAAAAATTCACAAAGGGATTCAACGCCAGGTTCAGCACTCGTTTCAGCGTCTGGTCGTTTTCATTCAGCTTGAGAATCTTTTCCTTGTAAAGCCTGCTGTTATTGCTGGCCAGATCATCCAGGATATCTTTAATCATATATTCTCCCTAGGTTGGCTTGGCGACTCAATTGACGTCGAAAATATTCTAGCACAACGCTCCAATGCTGTCTAGCCCAAGGACTGCGAGCATCGGCCAAAACTTTTTCGATGATTTTCATGCGATGGTCGATTTGTTCAATCATATACACTCCGCTTTTTTAATGTTCATACACCATTATAGCAGAAATCATCGTAGATGTCAAGCCCCTGCAGACCCATTGATATGACTGTAGGGATGAGCCCGTATCTCCACGCTGGCATATCGAGATTCAATCTCATCACGGCATTGTGTGATTTCTGCGGCATCCTGAGCCAAGCCCCAGTAGCACCAATCACGCGTGCGTCCCAGGGTGTCGCGTGGAGCATACTCCACAATGTAGAAGGTTTTAAAAAGATTCTGGAACATTAGGCGCTCGTTGTGTTGGTGATGGTTTCATAGAGCTGCTCGAAATGTTCGTGCTCGGCCACTTCTTCGCTGAAGTTACGGCGATGGTGCACCTTGGCCATGCGACGAAATACCTTCTTGTCTAGATTGTATTTAGCACAGGTCTCGTTGATGGCTTCCTTGATGAGGTCGCGTTCGGCAGCAATGCGATACATGCTGTCGGAAATTTCCTGCAGGGCACCGCTGATGGCCCGACGATCTGCGGGATTGCTAATTACCTGCGTCATTCTGTGTCTCCTTGTTGACTGCGACGTTCCTTCTTGGGTCGGATCAGACTCTGTAGTTCGGCCTGGATCAAGGCGCGGCGGCGCTCGCCGCGCTGATGTGCATCGTGATGTTGAGCCAAGAGCCGTTTAAATTCCTTGGGCATTTTAAATGCTGCGTTTGTTTTCATGAGTTCTCCTTGTTGATGTTCATACTATACAGGCCTTTATTCTCTGTAGGCCACCAAAGCCTGCAGGGCCTGCCATTGCCCGTGAGTCAGGCTTAAATGCTTTTTGTCGTCGATGTTGATGTCAAAGCCCTCGCCGTTGGCCCATTCAGTGACTTCCATGTAGTCATGGTCCTTGGCATGATGGCAATAGGCTTTGAGTTCGGTGAACCGCGACAGTCGCTGGCATTGTTCAATCATTCTTCAACTCCAAAATGTTTTAATACATATGTACCAGGTGTTTCGTATTGGTGTGCATTAATCGATGCGATATCCGCACATTCTTTTACTATTAGTTTGGCGAATTTCTTCTGATCCAACACTGGAACACCCAGGATCATGTCAGTGGCTTGGGTGGCCAGTTCTTTGTAGCGTTCGTTCATTCTTCAACTCCGAAATGTTCTAATATAGCAATGGCATAATGTGTAGGTGTTTGATTGATATCTGGTGGAACTTTTCGCTCTATAGCATTATCATACATTACTTTTACACATTCTCGCACAATTAACTCGAGGAACTTTTGATCTCTAATATCATGCCAATCGGGATGATATTCACCAGGCATTTGAGTTTTATCATCAGCAAACTCATCGGCCTGTTCAGCAAGTTCTCGAATTCGTTCTTTCATTTTGGTATATTATACTCTCTAGTATATTGGCTTGTGATTGAACCCTGCACCGGCGGAGCTTCATATTTTATGTTTGACTCGACCGGCAGATTGAATCTTTTACGTATGTTCTTTTTGTCGGCCTGCGAACCACAACAAACCGCACATTCTTCGATGATCAATTCAGCGAACTTTTCTGCGTGATACAGGCTCATCCATTTACCGCTGCAGTCCGTACCGGCCTGCGCTATCAAAGCTTTGATTAGTGGGTTCATCCGCGCCTCATGGTGGAAATTTCCTTGGCTTCTTGATCACTGAAGATTGGCACCATGTTGGACTTGTGCATGGTGCCGATGCCCATCATCTTGTCGCCAGTGTACTGTTTGGTGGATACTGGTGCGGTGCTGAAGCCGCCGCTGTCCACGCTGGGCAGGTGTCGCGTAGTGCGTTCTGCATTGATGCTTTTAGGCATCACAAAGATTTTACGCTGCAATTTACGCACACTCTTTGCCGGATATCGCTTCTGTAGCTCCACCCAGTCTGCGGCCAACTGTTCGGCGCGCTGCTTTTCTTCGCTGCTGCGATATTTGTGCGGACCTTTCTTCTTGCCAGCCGTGCTAAGCCACGGGCCTTCGAGATGCATGCTCATCCTGCCTCCGTTGATATCGATATTCACGTTTGAGCCAATATTTGTATCGACTCCAATATTGAGACATTGTATAGGGAGTTTCAGAATATGTCAAGTGTTCTTCGCAGTTCTCTACCCAGAGACAGCGCACCCAGTTCCGAAACTCCGATGTCTTCATGATGCAGTGCTGATGGTGAGGCGGGCAAAGGCATTGAGTACCCACACCGCGCTCCAGGTTTGCAGATTGAAGGGTATGGCCAGTACTGGGAACAGAGAATTAAGACTGGTGATCACCAGCCAGGGTACGGTCAAGGCCAGGATGACCAGAATCAGCAGCAATACTGCCATGCTAACTGTATTGCCAAAAAATTTCGAAAGATTGAGTTTCATGATTTATCCATTGCAATAAAAGTCGTTGATGATGAGCACGCCATTGAGGTAGTAGGGTGCGCGTGGTGTGCAACGTCGACCCGGAGACTGCAGATGTGAAGGTAGGGGATACCCGGTGGGTGTAGCAATGGATCCGTCGGCTGGTCCGGGGCGTACCTCCCGCTGCACTGCGGTTGCTGGTGGTCGAGCTACGTCACACTCTGGGGGATTTGCCTTGAGAGTTACGCCGGCTTCTGCGAGGCCGCAGATCATGGCAACCAGTAAAATTAATTTTCGCATGCAGCCTCCGTGGATTGTTGTAGCCAGGCCTCGAACTTCTGCTGATCTTGCTCCATGCGAGCCACCCAGTCGTCAAAGTCACCGACAAATTCTTCCCAATCTAAATCACGTTCCATGATAATCTCCATCAAGCAAACAATGCGTCATACACAGATTCTTTTACTGCAGTGTCAGTGGCTTCGCCGTAGATCTCGGGATCATAATCAGCCAAATCGCAGAGATTCTGCAGCACGGTGCTCCAGTCCGAACGATACTGACTATGGTATGCTACTATGCCGGCTACGGCGGTGTTGCCCTGCTCTGAAAACATTCCGAAATTCATCATCATCTCCTCATCGTTTACCATACCTATATTATAGCACCTTGATTCGGAATGTCAAGCCCCGCAAACACCACTGCGATCAAGCAGTTTCCGCCGGCGTTTTCACAACATCAGGCAGAACGCCGGGAAAAGCCTGGCGCACCACGGCTGCGGTCACGCCGCGATAGCTGCGATGCAGCTGTTTGTCCTTGAGCACCACCAGGAAGTCGGCCTCAACAGCATTGATGCCTTCCAGCATTTGGATAAACAGAGTTTCAGTTCTCTGCTGCTTGACGTTCTTGGGCCGACGTGGATGATCCTTGATGAAGAGATACAAGCGTCGACTTTCTGCATAGAGATTGGTTTCGGCCATGCCTATGGGCAAAGGTGTGCGTTTGAACGGCGGAGCACCGGGCGGCAGATCAAATTGCATGCTGGGATCAAAGTTCAAGGCCAGTACATACATCAACAGCTTGTTGTCGCTGTGTCGTTTTAAAAAATCAATGCGTTCTTTTTCGTTCTTGATTTCGCTGGCCTGCTGTAAAATTTCCGGTACCAGTAGTTTCATTAAAAGTCTCCGATGTGTTCCAGCATGTTTTTCATGCGATTTTCTATAAAATAGTTCAACAGCTGACTGCGGTCCTTGCGAGGCTGCGTAGTCCAGGCCTCCAGAATACCGTTGCGTACTGTGTCGGGTATGCAGTCAAAGTCAATGAGATAACGATTGCGATTAAAGTTGCGCGCCATGTCAACATCTACGGTGGCTTCGAACTCATCAGGCAGACACTTTACCCACTCTGCCAGTTTTTTGCTGCTCACTGGCTTTTGTCGTGTGTCAGTGACAAAGCAATCATCGGGACTGAGAATGTTGGGAATGCCATCGCCTTTGTCGCCTTTGATGATGTGCTCCATCAAATAGGCATTGATGGATCCTTCGGGCTTGATCCACTTCTTGTGGATGGGGCTGTATTGGCTGATGTTTTTGTAACGCTGCAGTTGGACAAAATCGTGATCGCCGCTGAGCACCAGCACTGGCTCGGGTTCGGCTTCACCGAACATGCCGTCCTGTACTAGATTGTTGGTCTGTGTCCAGGTTGCCAGCGTGGCAATGACATCATCGGCCTCGGCACCTTCGACATCGATGACCTGATAGGGAAAGAACTGATGCAGTTCCGCACGAATTTCCGACAGAGTGTCGAAGATGAGTTTCCAGTCAAAGCCACTGTCGGCTCGAGCCTTTTTGCGACTGGCTTTGTAATAGGGAAATTTATCCTTGCGCCAGTACTTGCGATTGTCGCAGGCTATGACCATTTCGCCGTATTTTTCGCCGAACTTTACCTTGTATGAACGTATGGCGTTGACAATCATGTGACGAATAAGATCTTTTCTTATCTCCACATCAGTGCGTCCGGCCAATTCCCCCATGAGCGTGCTGATGGCGGTCTGATTGAAGTCAACAATAATCATGATGATCCTTGAATTAATGATACTTCATTATATATGAAGTTGGTCAGCATGTCAAGCACTGTGTGATCAGAATGCATCATAGCGAAATGCGCGATAGCTTACACGAGTCAGCACACATCGATCGCCCTGTTCGTTGACAAATTCGAAGCTGCCGTTGCTGGGATTGACCTTGATCAGATCGGCCTGCTTGAAGTTTGCGGAGTCGCGCTCCACCACATCACCGTCTTCGTCCACCACGTGATCAACCACCGCAGGTATAGCCTGGCCCAGCATACGAGTCTTGTGTTGACTGGGTGCTCGATCCGCAAAATCCTTGGGCCGGAAGTGCAGTCGAAAGCCATCGGCATCCAGGGGATTACCGTCAAACGGCGTGGGATGATATACGACATACTCCACATTGTTGATCCAAATCTGTGACGTATACTGCGCACCATCGCCAAATTCTGGCTTGGCATTCAACATCTTCAGGGCATCCTGCGGCGATTCATTGTAGCGATTCATTTCCTCCACCAGAGCCTTGAGCATGTCAAAGTTAAACTCAGAAAACAGCTGTGCTATGTTGCAGATTTTATCGATGTAATGCTGTTTGTCCGCATCCAGATTGTCCACACAGTATTCACGAATGAACTCTTGATCCAGGCCCTTGAAGTCCAGCATGTAGAAGATACGACCCGGACGATTGCGCATGTGCTTGTCCACGCGCCATTTGTCGTTGCAGGTCAGCACGAACAGTTTCTGTGAAGGATATACGCCGTCCAGCAGAGTCAGAATACTTTCCTGTTCATCGTTGTCGTAGACCTTCTCAAACTCATCGAACAGCACCATGCAGGGTTGATCGATGTCTTGAATCAGTTTGTTGAAGGCATCGCCGCGCCAGGCTGAATTGATGATGATGGTGGGTATGTTCTGCTCTGCACAGTCCATGCTCAGCATCTTGGCCAGCAGAGTTTTACCGCTGCCTTTTTCTCCGGCCAGCATTACGCCAGTGCTGCGGCCCGTACGACTGAGGAATGTTTCGATGATGCGATGACTGTGGCGAACCGTATCGCCATAGACCTTGGCCATGCGCTCAAATCCATCAATCTGTTCCAGGAACATGGCCCCGAACATATCCTGCTTGATGATGTAGTTGCCGGCAGGCAATTGATTGTGAAGATCGATGCTGGCATTGTCGGCCACACGAAAGGTATTACCATTGCGAATAAAATAGCTCATTCATATCCACCATTGAAATAATTATTGACTCGTTGCTGTGCTTCTTTGAGAGTCACAGCCCAGACTCGAGCAGTCACTACGCCGTCGCGTAGATGAACATCAAAGGGCAGCGGTCCATTGAATTCAAATTCATCGGGAAGTTCTGTGACGATTTGAAACTGCTGCAGATTTTTCATTCTGTATATTACGTCTTCGACTTTCATGTTCAATGTCCAGTATAATGTAATCAGTCTTCCTTGTCAAATATTTCTTGGTGCAGTCTGCGTTGTTCGAACCGTTTTTCTTGTACGGTCTTTTCTTTGAAGAATCTGCGGGGATTGCCGCACATGGCACACTTTGGATCGCCGCAGTTAAAGATGTTCTTTTTGTGATTGCGATGTGGCTCAGTTAAATATCGCCAGTTTCGCATGGCGCTGCTCAATTTATGATAGCCGTAGTTTTTAGCCAGCTGTAGTTGTCTTTTAATTCTATTTTCTTTTTGATGCAGTCTAGTACTGTGTTGTAGTTTGTCGATTTCGTCGCTCATGATTCACCATCCCGTTCTTCAATCATAAACTGCATGATTAAAAATCCTACGATGCAAAGCATCATACCCATTATGTCTGCATGACGCATGCACCACATTAAAGCCATGGTCCAAATAGCAAAATTAATAAACATCATGTTCCAATATGATTATGAAATAAATCTTCCACTGTGCGAGCGCGTTGCTCCACACTGCGAGTACCCAGCACCACCACACTGTAGCGACGACCATCTTTTTCAATGATCATGGCTATGCACCGACCGGCTGCGCTGGTGAAACCAGTCTTGCTCACCACTGTGCTTTGAAATTCATAGAGCAATTTAAAGTTGGTGTTGCGCAACGTAACCTGGTGTGTGTGTTTACGCCCAGCAACTTGAATGTGAGTCTGAGGTCTGGGACTGATGTCGGTTATGGTGGGATAGTAACTGGCAGTTTCTAGCATGCGGTGAATGTCATGCGCTGTGCTGCGATTATTGCTGCTGAGTCCGCTGGGATCTTCGAAGTTGGTGTGCAGCATACCAATTTGTCGAGCTCGTCGATTCATGGCCGCAATGAATGCTGATCTACCACCAGGATAGTCACGGCTAATCAGTTCGGCCATGCTGTTGTCGCTGCGTATCAGCAGAAGATTGAAGGCATTGTAGCGTGATATTTTGCTGTGTTTATTTCTCACCAGACTGCGTTTTAGATTGCGATCATGATCCAAACTCACCATGGCCGTCATGAGCTTGGTGATGCTGGCCAGTGGTCGTATTTCATAGATGTTCTGGCCATGCACCAGTGCCTGTGCGTCTAGATCATAGAGCAAGAAACTTGGTTGAGCCGCAATCGCAGAGCTAACCAGTAGAAGAAGAGCAAGAAGTTTTTTCATGGAGTTTGTGATGTGTGGTGGAGATCATTTTATTTATCGAGAACATACTCTTGAAATACATAATGACCTCCACGTCGACTACTTACCCAATTTAAATGCCACATTGTATGATTGTTCTGCATGGCGCGGATTATGGATTCATTGCCGCTCCAGCCCGCTGTGCTGCAGCTGTGTTCTTTGGTCAACATAATTTTTTCACTACGATGTGAGTGTGGCACTTCAGCAGTGCTCCAGCCCCAGTCGCGCATGTACCAAAGTTCCTTGATGAAAGCAAACCAACCCGATATGTCGTCCCAGTGCCAGAGTTCGATGACCTCCAAGGCAGTTTCCGTGGGATAACCATCGGCATCAATGAAATCTGCGGTCTCCATGAGCTCGGCAATGCGAGCGCGTGATTGCTGCAGTTGAAGCTCAAAAGTTTCTTTCCAGTCGTCAAGCGCCTGCCTCATGATATCATAAGGGCCAGCACCAACACAAGCCCCACCCATTCAACCAAGGTAAAATTCAACCAAACATTGAGCAGTCTGGGACAGTGTTTATATAAGAATGCCTGAAGGCTCCACATCATGGGCAGCTCCGTTTTTCAGTTTCGTTGACTGTGCATTGAGCCACGGCAGGCGGTGGATCTGGTGGCCAAATGCGCTCTTTGACATAGCTTGCGCCAAACCACCCCCAGGCAGAGAAAAATCCCCACATGAGGATTTCCGCAATCATCTACACACCGCCTGAATTTCTGCGCTGGTCATGCTGCGCTGCATGGCCTGACTACGACACTCCTGTCGATGATTGCTGTCTATTACTGCGGTGATAAACACCATGGCAAAAAGCAAAAGAATGCCAGCTATAAAAACTATGGGTCCTTTGATGTCATTCATTACAATGTCCTTAAAAGAAGAGTATCTTCGTTGATGCGACCAGTGAGTGCAGTCTCAGTGGTGCTGAGATCGGTAAGTATGCGTCGCAGTGCAATCTTACCAGCAGAGAGAACCTTGGGTATGACTTCCGCAGGACGTCGCAGAGTGCGTTGACTACTCTGCTCTGGATCCCAGCCCTGCAGACTAGTACCCTTGACTGAAAAGCCCGCTGGACCCACTGCGTTGTACACGCCGAGTTTACGCGTCTTGATGTTATAGACCCAGAGCTGCTGCGCACCCACAATGCTGGCCGGCAGCACACTCTTGAGTCCAAGTTCGGCAAACTCAGTGCAGTGTTTGATCTTGGCCACCTGGTCGCTGGCTGGCTTGGCTTTCTTTACTCTGACCTTGCGATTGGCCTTCTTGAAGTTGGCATAGCGGTCCGCGTCTTGAATAACCTGCTCATACCATTTTCTCAGAGCCGTGATTTGCCGCTTCTTTAGGTGTGCATATCCTTCGCGGAGTTGGTCGTCTGTGTCCATAGCATCAAACTCAGCCAAACGACTGCGACAAAGATCAATGGCCGCCGCCATGTACTGTCGAGGGATGTTGCCAGCCTGACAACGGCGAAAGAAATCAAAGCCGCTGTTAACGTAGCCGTTGAGGATAAAGCCATCAAGTTCTCCTTCGAGATCGCCTAAAAATTCGGCTTGTCGTTCAGCCAGGTTGTCCTGAATGCTCCGCTTCACTACTGGCTCGGGATCAATTGCTGCCTGGACCTCCATGGGACGGCTCATGCAGCGATCTAGATGACCGCGAAACCTCTGCATGAACTCTGGCGAAAAAGTCGATCCCTGCATGATCATGCGAGCCATCCAACCATAGGTAGGCACAAATTCATTGCTGTTGATGTTGTCCCAGTCTTTGACACGCCGAGCATCATGCTTCTTCAACCAGGCTCGCACATAGGCCAGCGCGTCTTTGCGATCCTTTTCATAGCTGTACCAATTAAAGGTCTGCATCAGCAGACCGCGTTCGGCATCGCCAACATATTCACGTGGCTTGGGTTCGGCTCCAGTGACTCGAGCCATGATGGCATCCACACGATCACTCATGCAGTTCTCCAAGGCTGAAGCTGAACTGTTTCATGCTGTCCCAGCGAAAACTGCGCCAGGCCTGCTTGTCCAGATCCCACACACTCTGTGCAGCTGTGTTGATTTTGCGGGGTGCGGCATCAGTGCTTTCCGACACTGGAACAAGTTCCGGGTGCAGAGTGCAGTGCAGCCAGCGTTCGGTGCCATCGGTTTTGGTGAAACAGACATTGACTCGTTCGGTGCGCAACACACCACAGAACCATTCTCGAAACCCAGCCTGATCTTCTTCTGTGGCCTCACTGTACCAATTGGGTGTCCAACTATCTAACAAAGGATTACTCATCGTACAAACCTTTCACAAATATAGCGCTTGGCTTCGCGCACGCTTTTAAATTTTTCATCGTTGATGATAATGGATTTTCCCTGCAGTGTCAAGTTAAATTTATCAGTGCGGAATACATAGACTTTTTTGCCCTGCACGGTGTCCCGACTGTATTGGCTGTCGAACCCCGCAAAGAACAGCGTGTCGCGCAGTTCGTCTCGATTCTGCAGAGCAATAAATGCGTCGTTCATCAGTGCATCCTAAATTTTTGTAGATAGTCAGTGGCCTGGCTGTAGTCGTTGTCCATGAGCAGCAGTCGATCAAATTGTTCCAATAAAACCATGATGATTAAACTGTCTACCTGCTGACTAAGCTGCAGCGACAACCCGTCTTGCCACTGCTGCAGATCCTCTTCGGTGTCGAAGCTCCACATGGCATCCAAGAGCTCAACCTGTTCCAGAGTCAGTCCGGTAATCTCAATGCCACGATCATTGCGCGCATTGCTGGATAGTTTCTTGCTGCGATATCCGCTCATGTCAGGCTCCGTAGATTTGTTCACGTGCACAGGCCATGATTTCTTCGACGTCAACTTTGATGCTGCGACTAAACCGCACATCTTTTTCGTTGCGTTCCAACATGCTGAATTTATTGAACTTGGTGGGCTTGAGTGCCTTGGCCTTGCCACCCTTGCCGTAGCTCACCATGGTGCCAGTGGTGGAACAAAAATAATAGCTGTTGTAGGCCATGTCCACACCGCGACCCTCGACATTGATGCGCTTGAGTTTGTAGCCCAGCAACGGTCCCAGCTTGCCTTCTACAAAGATGGTTTCAGCATTGGTGTTGAATTCAGCATAGCGTTTCATATCATCGACCCTTTCTATCTTGTTCAGCATCATAAATTATAAACACTCCGACTATCAATGTCAAGACACAAAATACAATTTCTATGGTTTCCATGATGTCTCCTGATTACATGCTGTAATATGATTCACTGCTGGGGCTGCAGTAGTTCGGAGTATCATAGCGTTCTTGAAACTCCACACCGTTCAAAAAGTTCTTCTGACTCACAAAAGTTTCAAAAACCTCTACAATGAATCCTTGCTCACGCTTGGCAGCGGCAACGGTGTTGATGTAAGCCTTGGTGCTGGGTGCAAAGTCTATGACTTCTACGAACCGCAGGCCCTTTTTGTTACGACCATAGCGCTCATCTTTACGAATCCGGCGATCTGTTTTATAAACTTCTAGGGTATAAGCTGTTAATTTCGACATTTCGTTCTCTCCTTATTTACTATACCTCTATTCTATAGGAACGATCCGAATTGTCAAGCCTTTTCTACCGCGTCGGAGGCATTGATCTGCTTGGCTTCTGCAGCGGGCTTCTTGGGGGATCCGTATTTTGCACACCAAATGCAGCGCGTACTGGGCCGACCTGAGAAGTATTCTTGTGCGTCAAAGCCCTGGAATCCACAGCCTAGACATGTGAATTTCTTCATAGCGGGCTCTGCTGCGTGTTCTGCTTGTTTTCGTGTGCGTCGCACCATGTCTATCCCATTATTTGACGACTTCGCGGGCTACCTGCTGCACCTTGTGTACTCCAGTGTCAGCCCAGTTGGCGAAGCGCACAACGCCCACCGTAGCCACAACTATGCCGATGATGATGCCAACAAAGAGATTGGCCATCATACTACTCCGACTGCCTCAGCAGCAAGTTTCTTAATGGCTCGAGCCGCGGCTTCACGACTTTCGGAAAACGCATAGTCATTGCTCAGACTATTGAACCCTTGAAAGAGTTTCCACTGACCCTCCACCAACCATTCTACTCGAATGTCATAGGCCACATCAAAAGGACTGCCGTCGTGCACAATCCGTACCTTGCCAGAATCCTGTGTTATACGCATGCTTCCATCTCCAAAATTATATTGTAAATTTTACTACGCTGCTGATCAATACGCGCATTGGTTTCTTCGTCGAAGCATCCCGCCTGCTCATCTAGATTGATCAATTCTTCATACATTAAATCCAACAGAGTTTTGTCGCTCATACCGTCTCCTTAGGCCCAGACAAGTTCTTTTGCAGGGAACATAACCTTACCGTCGAACTCCAACTGATTACGCTCATACTCAGTCAAATAATCGTTGGCAACCAACTTCCAATCAACAACCGATTCAACAATGTAATCGTCAGCTCGTTCGATTTGATCACGCATTGACATCACAGCCATGGTGGCTTCTGCATCATTCTTGATGCCCCGCACAACATATTCGTCACCACCCTTGGCCTTCCAGTAAGCCGCATCGCCTTTGCCGATTGAACCATCTTCCTGCCAAGCGTAATTCTCATAAACCTGAGTGAATATAACTAATTTCATATCATCTCCTTTTCTTTACTATAACCACATTCTAGCATCACGATTCGAATTGTCAAGCACTTCTACGACCAGTGTGATTCAGCACTGGATCATATACTGAGATCAATTCGCGTTCTAGGGCATGGGCTGCTGCCTTGCCTCGCACTACTTCATAGATGCCATAGCTATGAGCTACGGTGCCATACTTGACAATGCTGTTGCACAGAGCCCAGCCCTTGTCTTCGTTGAAGGCGCGCCAAACGTGCTTCTGGATTCGGACTCGCAGTTCTTTTTTGCTGCGGCCTGCTGTGATGCCCACATATCGGTCACCAGTGACATTGTTGACGATGACATATACTATGTGGCAGCGGTCTGTTCTTTTCTTTCTCATCATACTACTATTATAGCACCTTGCACCAAAATGTCAAGCCGTAGGGAACCCATTGATCTGCTTGGGGTTTGCGTCAGAGTTTGACGTGGCTGCGGTGAATTCGGCATTGAATAATGCCGTTGTACCAGGCTTCGGGCTGTTCCAGCACCCTGAATGAGAATTGTTCGCGAGCTTCGATGTAGCTCAGAGTGCCCTTGGTGCCACAGAGATAGAGAATGTCGCGACGAAAATTGTCGGATCCGAGCCGCTCAACGTCGGCCTGTAGTTCCGGACTGCTGCTCCAGTAGGTCGGCCAGTCGCTGGCCACCTTGATGCGTTTCTTTTTGCCCTTGACTTGTCGCGTTTTGCTGAATTGAAACAGTTTCTTGCCGATGTAGCGGCGGCCATCCACTAGATTGGTGATCATATAAACGAAACCAACATTGTTGCCGATGTCGGTTTCGGTGAATTCTTTGTCATTATAAAACCACATGAATAAATCTCCGAATAATATCGGCTATTTATTCCTCGTCTACACCATAGTCTTGTTCTTGTTCTAATTCGGCGCCGCAGAACGGACAATTACCTACGGCATAGTATTGCTCATCCATGTCATATTTTATTCGAAACACTGCATCACAGGCTTGGCATTCATGATGGGTTATTGGCATGGTTGTTTTCTTTGTATTGTTGGCATGACACGCCATGACTGTTTAAATAGTCCACACCAAAATGATTGCGATATTCATGAGCATACCAAACATCGGCAATGCCGCTCTGCAATATCATTTTGGCGCACTGGTGACATGGCGCGTGTGTTATAAACATGCTGGCTCCATCGCCGCTTTCATGGCTGCGAGCCAGCTTGGCTATGGCATTTTCTTCGGCATGTATAACGGTGTCCAGAGTTCGCAGTCTATAGGGCCATTGACCATACTCTGCATGTTCACCGGTCAATGGAAACATTTGCCGCATTTCTTCTGGAGCAAGCCAGCCGCCGGTGTTGCGTGGCATCCACTCCAGCTCCTCACAATTATTATCATCGCCTGGAGCGGTACCATTATAGCCAATACTTATAATTCTGTGTTCTTTGACTACTATGGCGCCTACTTTAAGTCTTCGGGCCGAACTTAGATCGGCGTACCTCCGGGCAACATCCAGGTGTGCTTCGATTATTTTTGACTTCATTGATGGCCGTCCATTTATTCAGTGGGCAGTGTTGCCCCTTTAGCAGAACCTTGCCGGGCATGAAACATCCACACTCCCGGCAAACCTTTATTACGCTGTTAAAACTGTCGCAGTCTCGGCAGATGGCCATGCGATTTTCAGCATATTCAGGCAACATAGTCCACCACAGGAAAATATGTTAAGAATCGATCGGGTTCGCCACGAACCTGTTGGATGCGTTGCTTGATCTCAGCAAAGAAATTCCAGGCCAAGGGTATGAACACCATGGGTACACCTGCATGCTTCTGCAGTTCGTCGATGCTAACTATGGGTGTGCGCATGCCGGGTGCAAATTTGCCTTGTTTCAACGGATTGTCGTCAATGATAAAATCTAGTTCTAGTTTGGCAAAATTCAGCACAGTCATGCCTTTGGCGGCAGCTCCATAGCCCACTACTTTGTAGCCCTGCTCGCGTGCCTGAGTCACTGCTGTGCGCAATTCTTCCATGAGACGATGTGCATTTTGCGCCCAGAGTTCGTAGCGACGCAGGTCATGAAGACCGTCGTTGCGATCCAGGTTCAGTAAATTGCTTACGCGATACGGGCGACCCTGTGACTTATGCATCACTACAATATAGCTATTACCGTGTATGGGTTGTTTGACGATGTCTTGAATGAACAGTCCGGCACGGTCGGCAATTTTAATCAGGCTATGCACATTAAAAAAGTTCACGTGTTCATGATAACAGGTATCAAATTCGTTGCGGCGAATCATATCAACCTGAGAAATCTGCATGAAAAAATAACCATCGTCAGGCATGATGGCTCGCACATTTTTAAGGAACTGCAGGGCATTGTAATTATGAGCCACCACATTCTGTGCTACAATCACCGACGGCTGAATCCGCGCCAGGCCTGGTACGGCTCGCGCATCAAAATAAGCACACACCACATCATGACCTTTTTCCTTGGCCAAGGGTACGATGTTTTCTGCAGGATCAAT